AGCCGCTCTGCAAACCATGTTCGCAAGCCTACTGGCAAATTGTATGCTTCACTAAATGACCAACCGCCCGAATATTTCATAAAGAAGAACGCCTCATAGACGCTCTCCATATATTCAGCGGTTAGGCCAAAAAAAGTCCGCAGTCAGCGGCACCTCCATTTCCTGTTCATGGCCGCAGTTATCGCACTCAAAGTGCTCTTTCATATCGATATTAGGGGTAACAAGTTTAACCACAGTGCGCAGATGGAGCGCATCCAGCGATGGCACGTTGTTGATGAAATACTGAATTGCTTCGGGGCTGTCATCACCATTAACCGCAACCGTCAGCAAAGACAGCTGACGAGTTACTGCATTTTCGTCTTTCTTGCGCTTGCGTGCATTCTGCACCTGTTGTGTTAAAGTTGTTTCATGATATCCGTTGAGCAATCTGAAAGTTACTTCTACCTTTGTGCGAGGCAGCGTAACGTTAAACAGTCCATCGCCCTCAGATGTGACACCTAGCTCGCTCTTAACTTCACTTTCTTTAATTGGCAAATCGTGCAAATTAAAGTGAGTTTCCGCATTGGTGCCACAAGAAGGACATTTTACAGCAGTATCATAGTCCGGTCCATATCCTGAGATGCGGGCGGCAATCATAACCGCATTCCGATCGCCTACGAGCATTGATTTCGTATCAATCTGCTTATTAATAATAAGGCTCTTAATAAGGCGCTCTAGGGCTACTCCCTTTTTAAGCAAGGATTGAGACGTAAGAAGATCTTCTTCTTTAGCAGTCATATGTTTAATTTCAACCACTTCTTGATTATGTAAAGGGTGGCCTTCTGGATAAAACTTTCCCCCTGATGGTAGTTCTACAAATTCTGTAGGCACTACAAAGGAGAACGGGGTTCCCGAGTTTTCTGTATCGTGTACCGCTTGAGGGGGTGGGGAACTGGATTGTGGTGTTGAATTCCCTAAGCGATCTTTATTTCGTGACAATATACACCTCTCATGTTAAATTAAATTGTCTTCTGTTGTGTTCAAATATTTTAACTGGTTAACGAAAAGGCTTCGCCAGTGACAGTGCCTGATGTGGCATCGGACTCCTCGGAAGTGCCCATGGTGGCCCAGTCATACTTAAGTGTCATGGTGACCTCTGTTAGATCATCGGAACCATACTCAAGATCTCCGAACTTCAACTCAGAGATCCATGCATTATTCAGCGTCCATGTCTCAACTGCGGATCCGTCGCCAGCTAGCTGCTCAACGGTCACTGTTCCTAATGTGCTGACAGCGCTAGCTTTTGTCATTGTGGCGCGCTGGTTCTGATCGACCGCATTTGCAGGAGGCTTATAGCCCGCGGTTTCGATGATGTCTGCCAACGTAAAGCCAACATCGGGATTGACAGGATCAACCAAGGTGATAGCTACATCATTCCATGTCGTGCCACCGGGATAATAGAAAGTGTGATTCAAATATTTGTGCTCGGCGGCGCCGATCGTGAATGAGGGCTTTGCAGCCGTCTTAGCCCACCACTGAACGCCTCCATCCGACTTGAAGCCGGCGATAGTGACAATAAATCGAAACTTCCTCTTAGGATCTCTAATGGTGGTAGTTTCGTCTCCTTGGGACGTCCAAAATGACATGATGAAATTCTCCTTTAAAATGAACTCTAAATTAAATAGTGCGGGGGAGAAGATTCTCCCCCTTATTTTTGCTAATCGTCAAACGATGCACCAGTCGAAGCGACTACGAAATCAATAGCAATATATTCGATAGCTCGTGTAGGCTTAATCATGATTTTAGCATACATCACATTCTGGTCAATAAGATCAGCGGTGGTGGTGTTTTCATCAAGAATCAGGCGATAATCCGAGATACCAAACCCAATCATAACATTAGCTAAGAAAGGATCAACGAGGCCCTTGAATCGAGTCCAAGTAGCTTGAACGTTCTGTTCAAACAGAACCTGGGTAGAGAGGATGGAAATTTGCTTCTTCAAGTAAATAACAAGCCTTCTCACGTTAATTCTATCTAGAGCCGACTGGCGTGTCTGCAAAGTCTTTTGACCGAACAGAACGATGCCAGAAGATGGGAAAGATGCGATGGGATTAATGTTGTTTTCATAAAGAGTATCACGCTCCTTAGATGTGAGCTTCTCAGTGACATTAATCACTGGGATGCCAGCAGCGCCGGCGCTAAGGCCTCCGCGATTAAACCCGGCGGGCGCAAACCACACATCAGTCGCAGCTTGGGAACTAGCCAAGACACCCAGAGCGGCAACACTTGGGGGGATCCACAAGCGCTGCTGGGTGATAGCATCAACCGTTTGCACCCATGGGTAGAAAGTGCAACCATAGCTAGATTCAATCTGGCGCGTTCTAAGGGCCGTAGCAGCCGCAGTGGGTGTGGTGCCGCGGCGATCCGAACGGCTGCTCTTATACTGCTCGGCTGGCGGGATATACACGCTGGCCAAGTCAATAAGGCCTAGTGCATCGGCACGACTTTCACAGACCCGAACCAAATGAGTGGTTAGAGAATCAAAAGTAAGGCCCGGTGCCGACAGCATATTCATATCAAGCGTCTCTGGGTCGGCTACTGTATCAATAGCGCGCTTCCAAGTATTATAAATGTAGCTGTTAAGCTGTGTAGAGCTACCAGCGGTCATTCCAGCATTATACATCGGATCCGGCTTGGTGATATCCACCGCATCAAATCCGCCCCACATGGGAGCAGTGAACTGATTATAGCCGGCATCGATAAGAGTCTGGTAGCTATTGCTGCCCGATGCTGTATAAGAAGGACGAGCGCTGGAGGCGCGGGATCCCGACTCATAATGATAAGTCGAGGTGTGACCATCGTAGCGAACATCATCAAGAGTGAAGATATACGCATAAGAATCTAAACCAGTGATAGCGCTTGTTACTGGATCAGTAATAGTCGGGAGCCACTGGCGATGGAAATCAGGAACACTAGGATCGTAGACTGTAGAGCCTGCTTCGCGAGTGGTGTCCATTCCGAAATACACATCTCTAGGATCGCTCAACTGAGCATCCGATGCGGAATTCCGAAGACGGACGCGCGGGAAGTGGAAAGAGCCAGTCACCAACGAGCCAGAAGCGGGACGAAGACCGATAAGACCGGTTGCGTAAGCTCCTTCTGCGTATCCATAACGTGCCAATTCCGATCCGGGGCTGATATAGGAGTTACTTGCATTGTTGCCGGCGCCAACACTACCGCTATAATCGGTGACCGATTTAAAGCGGGGAGGTCCATAATAACCCCACGGTAGCAATGTGGAAGGCGTAGAGCCATTCTCAACATCTGCGTTCATTTCAACATACACAAACTTAGACAGGTTATCATACTCTCCATACTCCTTGAGGCGCCGATCAGTGTCGCTCCAAGCGAAATACTTGTCTCCCAGGCGCCGGGCAACGAAGTCCGGCGATGCAGGGTTTAAGGTAAGATTATCGAATCTTTCGAGGACCACAAGGGCAGTATCCGAATCACGGATATTACGAATCACAATGGAGAATGTTCCATATGCACTCACAAGACTGTTGGAAGCGCGAATCTGCTCAATAGAGACCTTCGCATTTCTATTAAGCCATTCAGCGTGGCCGCGGCCAACTAAGCGGAACAACCTCTGAAGACTATTATACTCACAGGCGGTGGGGCTTCCCAGGTCCTGACCCACAAACCAGCCGGCTTTTGCCTCCTGATACTGTCCGCCAGTAGGGTTCTTCATGTAGTGCGGGCCGGTGCCCACAGTGCCGCTTAGGTTAATAGCTTGCATAACACCAAGAAGGTTGGCAGTGGACAAGTTTGTAGCAGAACCAGTAATCGCATCTTGATAGCCAGTGCGCACGAACTGCTCAAAACTACCTCCCAACCAATACTTCTTTTCTGAAGCGGCGGGATAGAAATCACTGGCAAATTCATTTCCGATCTGAGGATTGGTGTTGAACTGCTTGCGAATGAAATGATCGCTTGTAGAATCCAGATTGAACTTAATATCCTCGGAGCTTCCATCGGAACCAGTGATTCTCACCGTGAACAGCTTATTGGAATCGGTTCCAATAAGAGCCCCTAGGCTAGAAGACGCTAAGGTAGAAGGACCGCCGAAAAGGT